GGAATAGACACAGCAACGAATCCCGATGAGCATCGCATAAATGTCACTTTCACAGGCGGCACTTATCCTGATGCTTTCATCATCAACACATCATTGCAATACCAACAAAACAAAACAGCATAATGGACTCAATTAAAAACACAATGCGCTATCTTCAGTTAGGCATCAAAGCAAATCCACAACACAACCATTCGCTGCGTAAGTGGCAACGTGTGCTATGGTATGCAACGCTATATGTTTGGCGCACCTTCTTGTTTTTCGGACTGATTTATTTACTATCTAAACTAATCTACTAATGGCTGAACCAATTGTTCGGAGTTTCGTAATCGACACCAGTGAGAGTGAACAGAACCTCAAAGAATTAAACACTACAATTAATGCAACTGACGCTGCAATTAATAAAGGTGCGCAGGCATTTGACAATGTAGCCGTTGCACAAGAAGAGGTTGTTGTATCGAGCAAGTCATTGAAGGCGCAGCTGCGTGACCTTCAGGCGCAGTTAGCCAATACCGAACCCGACAGCGCGAAGTATCGTGAGTTATCACAGGCGGCAGGGGAACTAAAAGATAGGATTGGTGATGCAGCCGAAGCAGTAGGCACTCAGGCAGGTGGTGCATTTGAAAGGGTGAGCGGTTCACTTGGACTTGTCACATCGCGTATTGCAAACCTTGACTTTGAAGGTGCGGCAGAAGGTGCAAAGCTACTTGCTCAAAACATTACGCAGATAAAGCCGGGTGATATCACCAAAGGCATTCAAGGAATCGGTAGTGCATTTGCATCTATTGGTAAGGCATTGCTGACTAACCCAATCTTCTTAATTGGTGCAGCCATTGCAGCGGCTATCGTGTATGCAGATGAACTGTTGTCGCTTATCGATGGTGTAACAGATGCGGAAACGCAAGCACTGGATGTGCAAAAGGAACGTGCTGCATTAGCGAAAGAGCAAGTAGATGCAATCGGTGCGCAGGAAGAATCATTGAAGCGCCAAGGCTTAACCGAAAAAGAGATTACTGCGCTAAAGTTGCAGGCGTTAGATACAGCCATACTTGAACAACAGGCAGTAGTTGAAACCACACGCATACAGGCAGAGGGTCAAATTAAAGCAGCCGAGCGCAATGCTGAATATCTCAAGACCTTTCTTGACTTTGTCACCTTTCCACAGCGCAAGCTTGCTGAGTTTTTTGAAGGCTTTGTCAATGGATCAATAGATATCCTAAACAAGTTAGGACTGGGCATTGAAAAGATTAATGTGTCAGGTGTATTTGAAGATGTAAACAACTTTATTGTAAAGCAGGTATTTGACCCTGCGGCTGAACGCAAGAATCAAGAACAAATTGTAAAGGATGCTGAGAAGTCATTGGTTGCATTAAACAATCAACGCGATGGTATACTCAATGCGCAGGATGCAAAGGAAAAAGCAGCCGCACAAAAGGCAGCAGATGACAAGGCAAAGGCGGCAAAGGATGCGGCAGATGCACAGCTAAAGGCTGAACAAGAAGTGAGCGACCTGCTCAATCAGTTGTACGAAGAAAATCTCAAAGAGTTTGAAGATGCCGAAAAGCAAAAGACCGCAGCAGCAGAAGCCGAAGCACAAAAAAGATTAAAGGCAGAAGAAGAATACGATGCAGCCATAACCGGATTGCGTGCCGAGCAGGATGCAGCGAACCTAACGCAAGACCAAAAGGACATCATTGCCATTGACAACAAGTATTTAGACTTGCGCGAAAAGGCAATTGCCGCAGGTGAAAGCACTGTTGAAATAGATGCCGCATACACAGCAGCGTTAGAAGCACAAGAGCAACAATCGGCAGAAAGAAGAAAGGCAAATGAGGCGGCAGTACAAGATGCAAAATTGCAATCAACATCGGATGCATTAGGCGCAATCAATGGACTGGTTGCTGCATTTGCCAAAGGTGATGAGAAGCGTGCAAAGCGTGCATTTCAAGTACAAAAAGCTTTGAGCATAGCGCAGGCAACAGTTGATACATACAAAGGTGCTAACGCTATCTTTACTGCTGCAGCAAATAACCCAGCAACAATTCTTTTCCCTGCGCAGCCATTCATCGCGGCAGGTGTAGCTATTGCTTCAGGTCTTGCCAACGTAGCGACAATTGCACAACAGCAGTTTCAAGGTGGGTCAGCAAGTGGTGGTGGTGGAGGCGGTGGTGCTCAAAACACACCAAGCTTACCTGAAGGCGGTGGCGGTGGCGGCACAGGCTCTCAACCTGCGCAGTTCAACCCATTAGCCTCATCATTTCTGCAAGATAGACCAGAGCAGTTAACACCACGTGCCTATGTATTAGCAGGTGATGTGGCATCGCAACAAGAAGTGCGGACAAAGGTTGAAGACCTATCAAGAATCGGATAATAAAAACTAAATTTGTAACATGGAAAAGAGAAAAGTAGTTAAGTGTGTAATAGACGAAGAAGGTCGTTTAGGCATCACGGCAATGGGCTTAGTAGATAGCCCTGCAATCGAAGAGAACTGGATTGCGCTGAGCAAGATGCAACTTGCAAAGGTGGATGAGGAAAGGCGAATGCTATATGGTCCAGCACTCATACCCGACAAAGAGATACTGCGCTATGACGAGAAGGGCGAGCCGTACTATGTCTACTTTGAAAAGGCAACAGTTAGCGCAATTGCACATCAGTTCTTCAAAAAGAATCTGCAACACACGACCAACTTGCAACACGAAATACCTGTAACCGGTGTGACCGTGGTTGAGTCATGGGTGAAAGAAGGCAAGATGGACAAATCCATACAACTTGGATTGCCTGAGTTGCCCGATGGCACTTGGTTCATTGGAACAAAGGTGGATGAAGACCATGTGTGGGAAGATGTCAAAGAAGGCAAGGTGCGTGGCTATAGCATTGAAGGATTCTTTAATGAAGTTGGCGTGTCGATGAGTGGCGTTAAGAATTACGAGGCTGAGTTGGTGCTTGAGCTTGACCAGTTATTGAGTAACGTAAAACCAAACACATGATAAACATCGACAAGGCACTTGAGGTACTTGGCTTACCCCCCGAATTTGAAGCGTATAACGGGCAGATACAGCAGCGTATCAACCGAGGCTACACCATTTTTGAGAACAATGATTTTTCAAGTGGTAAAAACGTGATATCGTATTCAGTCGAAAGACGCGAAAACACGGAAATGTTCGGATTGTATCCGCTAAACTTTGCAGCCATGATGCTTTACACAAGTGGTTACACACTTGAGGGTATGACCGACAAGGGCTATCACCTGTATCAAGAAAGAAAGGCTGTGTTGCATGAAGCACCAAGCGGTCTTGCCGGGCAATTGATACGCTACGTTGAAAGCAATATCTACTTCAATGTTGATCGCATTGAATACACGTATGAGCCATACGAGACTGTTGTTAATGGTATTGCTGATGATATGGTGAATCCGATTGTGCGTGTGCAGTATAAGTCGCGTGTACTTAGCAAAGATTCAAAAGGCAATACTGTGGTGAAGTGGACAAGCCGTGGTGCGATAACGCCAAAGAAAAGGTTTAGACGCGATGACTTCTTGCAACTGGCAGGCATAACCGAGCAGGAGTTTGTATGGAATTGCCGCATCACTTATCCTATAGTACCCGTTAAAGGCGAAACGCACATCACATCGATTGCAATGGACATCGAACAGCCAACACCTACAAGTGTAAAAAGCACGGTGTACATCAACGGCATTGATGCGAATAAGTTTGACTACAAGAAGCTTATTAATTCATTTGGTCAAACCTATAGCGGCTACATGCAGCAGTACAGGTTGCACAATGGTCCACGCGAAAACCCTACGGCAATGAATGTCTACGGCAGCACGCTTAACATCGGGCAAAATTCAACACAAGATTCAACCATCAATATACAGGTAGGTGGTACAAATGCATGGAATAGCGACACTCGCACCCTAACGTACAACGCCAGTCTTGTTGATGATGCACGTGTGCTTGCGTACATGGAATTTTTACCTGCAGGTGGCAAGAATGAAAATTGCGGAAAGTGGTTGAGCCTTGAAACAGGTATCGAAAGTTTGTATTAACTTCGCATCGTGGTAATACATAGAATAGTATTTAGGTAAAAGAGTAATTAAAAAGAAAGCCCCAAACGAGGGGCTTCTTTTTTTAACCAAAACAATAACCACTACAAAATACAAGCGCGAACGTAATCGGCTATATTCATCTTAGATGCCTTTGCACTTTTCACCACAGCCTTATATTGCTTCTCGGTCAATCGTGCTGATACTTTTTTCGCAAGTGTGTCTGCTGCTTTCATAAATAAAGGTATTTAATTACCCTGCTAAGATAAAACAAAATGTTGGATGTAACAAAACAGGCTGATTTCTACAATAGCCAAATATCCAACAATGTCAAACATCAAAGAACAAATCAAATCCGTATTCAACAAGTACGGCATTGACCCTTCAAGTGTTGGTATCAAGTTCGAAGAAGAAGCACCTGCCGCAGAGCCAGCAACTGAGTTGCAGTTCGCAGTAGAAGGCACTTTGAGCGATGGTACTAAAATCTATTCTACCGCGAATGAGTGGGTAGTGGGCGTAGACATCTACACTCAAGATGCTGAAGGCAATCCAGTACCTGTTCCTGCGGGTGAATACCTCCTTGAGGATGGTGTCACCAAAGTAGTAGTAGGCGAAGATGGTCTAATTGCTGAAATCGAGCGCGAAGAGCAATCAACCGAAATGAGCAGCGAAGACCTCGTTGCCGTAATTGGTCAATTGTCTGAGCGCATCGCAGCACTTGAAACCGAAAAGACTGAGCTTGCCGCTGCGGTTGAAACTGCAAAAAGCGAAGCACAGGCTGCTAAGACTGAACTTGCTTCAGTTAAGAAAGCACCGGCTGTACCTTCAGTTAAGTCACAAGAATTTAAAAAGAATGCTCAACCTGTGGTTGCATCGAATGGTAACTCATTCAGCGACTTCATGGAAAGCATCCGTTCAAAAAAGTAAATTAATTCACCTCATAAATTTTATTTAAAAATGCCAACAACAACTTCACTCACCACCACCTATGCAGGTGAATTAGCTGGTGAAATCGTAGCAAAGGCACTCTTGTCAAACGTATCTGCACAGTACGTGACAATGAAGCCTAACGTACCTTACAAATCAGTAGTACGTAAAATTGATGACACTGTAACATTTGCCGCAGGCACTTGTGATTTCACGCCAACAGGCACAATCACTTTGACTGAGCGCATCTTGACTTTGGAAGA